TTCATGAACTACCCAAGGACTCGCAGATGGACCGGGCGTTCCTTGATTCACAGTCGATGTGCCGGAACCTTGAACGGTAACTTTGAGAGCATCTCCGATGTTCCCGATGTGAGTTCCATCGGAAGCGCCTCGGATCAAGACCGCTCCGGGAGGCGGAGTGTCAGCAAGAGCTATACTCAGGCAGAACAGAGCCAGGATCGCGTAGAATTTGTTTTTCATAGACTATTGCCTCTTATCCTACTATGGGCTTACAAAAAAGGGCAAGCTCAGCTTCTCGCCTCGTTTTGAGTCCCGGCACTTCAATTTTTTGACCATTGGGTAACGTAACGTGATCATAGAGCAGCCAGTGAGCTTTTGCAGCCTCAAAGTTTCCTTGAGCGAGGAACTGAAACAGCGGAGTGCCCATCCAGTTTTTGACGTTAAAAGCGAAGCACACGGCGGCTGCAAACTGGTTCTCGTTGATCGATTTCGAGACAATGCTTCCGACGCAGCCCTCAGTTTTTTGACGGTCTTCTAAAAAAAACGAGTCAGACTGATCTTGGGTGATCACCATTCCGGGCGAAACGCCCTCAGTGTGACCTCTGCCGATTGTCCAGACTCCACCGGAATCCTGATAGGCTTCGAGCTTATTGCCCTCAAAGAACTCAAGAAGCTGGATGCCGTCTTGATTCAAGTGACCGCTCCCGGAGGATTTTGATTATTAACCTCTCCCTGATTTCCTTGGGTTTGACCGGCCTGATATTGCTGCATGGCAAGCTGTTGCATCGAGGACACGATCTTATCTCGTGCGATGACATAACCTACTGCCGCAGCGAGTAAAATACAGGACAGGATACGAGAGAAGACATTCGTATTTGCCGCAGGGTTGAACACCGTGTTTGCGATGTTGTCAAGCTGAGCGACAGTGAGACCGCTTGGAATGTTTTTTGAGTAGTCCCACTGGTAAGCCATTACTGCACCGGTCCCGACATGTTGAAGTAGTTGAAACGCATCTGGTAGCTTCCGCTATAGGCTTGAACCTGCGTCGGATCACCCTTGATCGATACCTGAGTGTCCTTCGAGTGCTTTGACCATTTTCCGTTATCGAAAACCCAAGCATCTCTGGCGTACTCGCCCAAAACGAGAGTATTGCCTCCGCCCGTATCTTTTGCAATGTAAACCGCTTCACGCGCCTGATAAGAAGCGTCTGTGACGACGATCCTGACCTCAAACTTTGCCGAAAGAGGCTGCGTTCTGTCTTGTGGAAAAACCTCTCCGATGCAGACAAAGCTGAGAAGTCCTGGACCAGAAAATTCAGCGTTCGGGATCACAAGATCATAGGCTTGATTTTCAGCGACCGATACCGACGGAACTACGATCGGATTCGTGCAAGAAACGGTGAGATTGTATGAGTAGCTTTGAGCGTCGAAATGAATCTTCACATCATCAGTGGACTTGATCCGCTTTGAGCAAAGCCCAGGATTTCCGTCCATGTCTTTGCAAACTGAGCCTCCGATATAGACCGGAAATTCAGGAGAATTCGCTTGAGCTGAAACCAAAAATCCAGTGTCATCTTGATAGGGGAGTGTCGAGCACGCGACTAAGATCAATCCCATCACAGCAAAAATTTTCCATAACTTCATGACTTATTCTCCTCGCTCAACTTCACCGGACGCTCCTCGGTTTTGAATCTGAGGACAATGTGAAAGAGCGCTTGAAATTGAACAAACTGAAACTCAGCCTCGTGGATGGCTCGACGAACCGGAGGAAGAAAGCAGATCACGATTGCGATCACTCCGACCTGAATGGTCGAGGAGCGCATCCACCAAGGCAGTTTCACTTAAATCGCAGCAAGCAATGCTTGAACTTGAGGAACGAGTCCGACAAGGCTTTCGGCAAGCGGGAAAGCGGCAGCGATGATCGCTTTTGCTTTTGCGCTTGAGAACGCAAGGTCGGTCACGAGTGCTTCGGCAGCGGCTTCCATATCGGCAGGCGATGCCTTCAAAGCTGCCAGTTCAGAACTGAGAGCTGAAACTTGCGGGAAAAAAGCAAGAGCCTGAGGAACCAGATTGATCGAAGCTTCGAGCTTCTGAAGAACGGTTTCACCTTGAACGGCGGCGTCTTGTGCGACCGCTCCTACAAGTGCGAGAAGGGCTGCGAATGCAGGGTATTTTTGTGCGAACATTTTCTATCTCCTTTTATTGATTCATCCGATCAAGTTTTTTATTGATCTCATGAATCTCGTTTTTCATCACAGCTATATCTGCGGGCAAATCATCGAATTTGTCAACTCGAACCTTGACATCTTTCACGGTGTCGGCGGTTGCAAAATGCGCTTCGCAGTATCCCCAAAAACCGCCGATCATCATGATCCCTGAAACCATCAAAATCCCAAATTGAATTGAGTCCGAGGACATCCGTGCCTTGAACATCAGAACCTCCGGTCAGTGAGGACCCATACAAATGATCATAAATGGAAAGTCTGCTGCAGCCGGAGCGCTATTTGTTGTGAAAACCTCAGTGGTTGAAGTAGTCGGCGTTACAGAGAAGATCGCCTCTCTACCGACAGACGCAGACCCCGCATCTTGAGAAACAACACATGAAGGAGCGGCGGACCATTCGCTTGCGGAAAAATTCAAAGTACATCGTCCAGTCCCAGGATGAGAAACGGAAGATATCCAGCTACCGCTTTGTGATGTAATTGAGCAAGAACCGCTGTTTGCAATATAAGCCCGCTCGATATGTTCAGCACCGGTGCTTTGACTCGTCACGCTTCCGACTAGATTTGGTGCAGGGAAAGATTGATCCAATCCAAAAATCTGCCATTCGATCGGATTGACAATCGAGCCGCCACCGGTAGAGATTCCAGACGTAGAACTGCCACTATCACTAGCCATCTGAAACTCAACCGTTTCAGATGCAGTAGAAGAAAGATTAAGAATTCCGCAAATAGTGCTAGTAGCTCCGGTATTACCCCCCGAGGAATTGGGTGCACTCCAGAAGGCCGTATTCAATTGGATAGAGTTTGTCGCGTCGTAGAGTTCGAAATAAGCATTGTGATCGGATGTCGTCTGATACATAGCGACAGATCCGCAAACCATATATCGTCCAGATGCGGGAGGAGTAAAAGTAATTCCAGGTACATTGCTCGACGCCTGACTGACAGTTCCGAAGTTTCTGTTCTGACGAGCGGTAACGGTAGGGGTTCCGCTGACCGTTCCGGTGTTGAAAGTAGTACTTGTCGTAGTCCACGTTGCGCCGGAAGTATAACCGCTCCAACTCGCTGGAGTAGTATTCGATGAGACCGCAAGCTGAGACTGAGCAGGAAAATAATAAACTCGAATGACTATCGGTTGTCCAGCCACAGACGAGCCGAGAGTGATCGGATTAGAGCCACTTGAAGTCTTCGCTTGAGGTTGAATCGTGATGTTGGACTGGGGAGTCGTGTAGTTGATGCTCTGCTTCAACAGAGTCATGGCGCTGAAGTTCGTGTTTGACGCCGGCACTACGTAAGACTGCTCTCTCGTGACGTTCGTTCCATCGTTAAATCTCCAGTACGTGGCGACGTTCGCCTCAGCAATGTACATTGCCCCATCCATTTCAACGGCGTACTCCCCAGGAGGAAGACTTGAGAACGTGATGGCTTGAATATTTGTACCCGGACAAGATGCGTTGCCAGTCGCGGTACAGGAATAACCGGATGAATAGGCGGGGAAATTTTGATAACTCGTTGTGCTCGTGATGCTCGACTGTGACGTGGCAGAGATGGAAACCGTTCCCCAGAGCTGCGCCTGACTGACCTGGTTAACAAGCGCGTTTGATCCAAGAAGAACCTGACCCGCGTTGAAAGCGGGACCGTCTACAATGATCGCGTTCGGGCTTGCGACGTTCGATTGAAGTCCGACTTCGAGCGAACCCGAAGAAGGACAGACGAACGAGACAGAGGCGGTCTGTGCGCCGACCGTAACCGGGAGCTTCTGAGAAGCAACAACGGTCGATCCGTTCGACACGACGAGAGAATAATCGTTCGAGCTTCCAGTTCCGTAGCTGTAGGAGATCGCGCCCATACAGTTTTGACCCTGCAAGCCGACCGGAATTGTTTTCAGATTCGAGTAAAGGGTTTGGCTCGATGCGGTCGCGGTCCACTGACCGGATTCAGAGCCGAACAGGTAGCCGCTCGTGATTCCGACGAAAGTTCCGCCCGATGCGGTCCAGCCGGAGGTTCCTTGTTCGAACCCGGCGTTGTCAGAGCCGATGAGCATATTGACGCTCGATCCGCCGGAGCCGCCGATGAGTCCTGCGGTGATCGCGGACGACAACTGTTTGTTGATTCCGTTCGCGGAGACGTAAATCTTCGAGTCGTTGATAAGCTGGGAAAGTTGTCCGCCGAAGGTGATCGTGTCACCCGTCGCGGTTCCTGCGGCGTTCGCCGACATCTGGATTTGACCCGCCGAACACGTTCCAGGGAGACCTGCGATCGTTACGCCTGAATTGATGTTTGCCGGTGTCGTAGAGTCGTAAACGTACTGACCCACTCCGAGATTTGCGTAAGCCGAACCAGATGCAAAAGAAACCGAAGTGATACAGGCACTCGCAGTGCTCAGATTTCCAGTGATCGTCCCATTCGAGCTTTGAATATCGGAGACTGATTTGACATCTTCGTTTTGAATTTTCCCCTTTGCAAAGACCTCAGGAGTCATTGAAGCAAGGAGTGTGATGATCGTCAGTAAGGCAGTAAATTTTCTCATAGTTTGTCCCTCTATCCTAACATCAATGCGTGTAAACCGCATACAGGTTTTGCCCATTTGCGCAAGCCGTTGCGAGCGTTATGCTCGATCCCGATATAGTGTAATCCTTGCCCGAACCCTGGCGAAGAATCAAGCCGCTTAAATAAAGACTGACACCAAGACTCGAAGTCGGCGTGTTTGCAAGAGTAAATCCTGTCGTCGATCCGTTGCATCCACCGACATCTTCCTGCGCCCACGTGCCAGATGATGATGCGGCCCATGATGGCAATCCTGCGGCAACCGTCAAAACTTGGTTTGTCGAACCAATGGCAAGCCGAGTCAGAACTCCGCCCGAATTCCGATAATAGATATCGCCAGTCGCATCGCTCCCGAGCGTCATCGTCACGCCGCCGATCACGTTGGTCGTGCTCGACAGGGTTTTATTCGTCAAAGTGAGTGTATTGGAATCCGTGCTGAGCGTTGATCCAGAGGAGGGAACGGAGAGTGCGCTCCCCCCGGATGAATTTGTGATCGTATCAATCTGCTTACTAGTTGTTCCGCCAGCAAAAGCACTGGCTGCGAACAAAAGAAGCCAGATTGTCTCTCTGATCCGTTTCATGTGACCGCCTCAGACTTAGTAGTTGCGATTATCTTCAACCCAGTCGCCAAGAGTCACGTCGCAATGGAACGTCACATCTTGATAGAGACCAAGAGTCACTGGACCGTTCAATCTCAGCTTAGAGCCAGCGAGAGAAGCCTCATCTTGAAGCTTGACGGTATTCGTGTTGCTCGTACCGATGAGTTTCAATTCTTGCCCATCCGCAGTGCAAGCCGTCACGCTTGGAGTCGCAGTCACAGTCACAGCTCCCGGAGAACCGACAAGCCACGCATAGTTGAAATAACCAATGCTACTCAAGCTCACGCCGCCCGCAGCCGTAACGGATTGAGGAGATGCAGAGCCTCCGTTCAAAGAAGGAGTTGTCATAGGAACGGCCTGATAGGTCGGATCAGCGCTCGGACCATTCGAGGTCAGGACTTGTCCGGCAGTACCGGCAGACGTGACATTTACTCCTGATGTGGAATTCCCGATCACTACGCCGTGAACCGTGAGCGAAGACTGACCTGTACCGCCATTTCCAACAGGCAAAGTCCCAGTGATAGCTGCCGATTGATTCAAATGAATTGCGTCAAACGCTGGCACTCCACCTGATCCGGCTTGCAAGCTTTGATATTGAGTTCCGGCTGCGGTTACTTGCAGAGGAGAGGTTGTATTCCCATACAAAATCCCATTTGAAGTGAAGCTTGATGCGCCAGTTCCGCCTTGTCCAACGGCAACAGTTCCGCTCGTGATCTGACTTCCTGAAATGCTTTTGTTGGTCAGCGTAACAGTGTTGGAATCAGTAACGAGAGTTGTCCCAGTCCCCGGAACAGAAAGAGAGCTTCCTCCCGTCGAGTTTTGGATGTTGTCAATTTGCTTGAGCGTATTTCCCGCCGCCCAAGCGCTGGTAGTCAGTGCAAACGATAAGAAAATAATTAACGATTTCATTTTAGACCCTCCTTGAGTCTTCAGACCAGTTTGTTCCGTCCCAAGTGTAGTCAATGGCTTGGGCGAAAGTTCCCATGTTGATCGGCCCGTTCATATCAGTACCCGATCCGTTTGGAATCACAAGATAGTTCGCAGACGCAACTGATTTTAATTTGAGTCTTTGACCTATCGATGTCCCGGCTGCAATTGCTGGGCTTGCTGTAATTGGAACGCCGCCCGAACCAGAGAGTGGTTTGATCCACCAAACTTGTTCGCTCGCGGACGTGGGAACGATCCCGACTGTAGGATCGATTGAGACAGGAGCGGCTCCGGTCCCGTGAGTTTCAATTGATCCGCCTCCACCGCCAGTCGATGAAAGAGTAATCGTACCATCGCCATTATCGACGATGTCCATGTTCGTGCCAGCGATCAGCGATTTTAAAACCGCGATGTTGACATCGTTCATGTAAAAGACGCCGACTCCGCCCGGTTCGTTTTGAATAGCGGCGACACCGCCTCCAACGCCGACGCCAGATGAACCCGTCATGTAGACAACGGCAGGCTTTTGACCGACTTGAGGAATTGATCCTGCGCCGAAAACTACAGCCCATTGTCCTGAGATTTGTTGAACGGTGAATTCTGATGGCTCAGAATCCAAGCCATCAGTGAAAGCAATAACAGATTGAGGATTGATCGGAGCTTGGGTCAAATAAAAAGTAGCATTTGTTCCGTCTACATTCCCAGTCGGAATTTCGTTATAGAGACCCATCGACGAAAGAGCTGCGTCGAGTTGATCGAGCTGACCTTGAAGGGTTGTCGAAGTTGCAACGTGATGGCCCACATTGCTCACGGTAAATGCCGAGGGATTTTCCGTGATATAGTTCAGCCATGCGATCCAGTCCGACATGATCCCGAACAGCCAGTTATGCCAAGAAGCAGGCGGTCTAAAGTTTGGGACGAAACCAGCGAACTGCTCGCCGTTGGTCGGCTGCGTTCTGACGCCGGTATTTCCTTGCGTCCAAATCGGTAATACGCCTGGCTGTGTAGGTGTTGGCATTTTGTTTCTTCCCTCTACTCTATGTTAAATATGCTCCGCCCGCCAGCGGGTCTTGCAAGCTTCCGTATCCAAGTCCAGACGGGTCATCTCCATCGTAAGCAAAGCCTCCACCGATGAACTGCCAAGTGAACGGATATTTTCCGCCAACGGTTTGACTTCCATCATCGTAGCCGAATCCTGGCAAATTTCCATCGTAAGCAAAGGCCATTGCAGGATCAAAAGAGACGATCTCATCAACTCTCACGCCAGCGGGAGTCGCTTGGCTCAAGAGCGTGATCAGTTCATCAGCCATTGCCTGATTAGGAACCTGGTACGACGACTCTAAAACGATGTCGGCATTTCCGCCCTCGTAAAGAATCACGAAAGGAGCTTGAGTTAAAAGCAAAAAAAGCTGGATCACTTGCTCGGGCTGACCCTGCGACGTGTTGATCTTGATCTGGCTTAAGATCAAATTTCGATACGTCGCGTCACTCGCTCCCGGAGGACGAGCAATCCCTACGATCTGTCCAAGGTTGTCGAGCTGTTGCCCGAATGCATCGTTGATGTACCGAAGATTGTTCATGTCTTCGAGAGAATCTTCGATTTCCTGAACCTGCTCGATGAACGCGGTCAGAAGGCTCTGTATATTCGGCGATTGCTGGTACTGAGTGACCAGCCTGGCGAGACCTTGCTGAACGTGATTTATAATCTCAACAAACATCGATCATCATCCCGGCGTCGTATTCACGACGATGAAATTGGTTTGTGTGAAAGCGACCTGGAATGCCTCGATAATAATATTGTCAGATGACACCGGGTCTGGAGCCGTTCCAAGGAAAAGAGTCACGCCATCGATTCCTGGAATCGACGCGAGCTGAGCGATCAGATACGGGTCTGTGATGACGTTGACTCCCTGTCCAAGCCCATTGATGTAGTTCGTAAAAATTTCTTGAATCAGCACTGCACCGTTTGCAGGGAAACTCAGATTCACTAGAAGATTTGCGATGATGTAGATATCGATCACACTTGGACGAGAAAAATTAATCGTGTGAGGCTGGCCTTGAGAATCGGTGATCACGTAAGAATCTGATCCGTAGGTCTCGATTCCGGCTGGCTTTGCAAGCCATATAGTCTCAGCGACATCGGCATCAGTCCCTCCATTGACAACGGCTTCAAAGCTGTGCGGAGGTCTTCCATTGATATCAGGAATATCTTCGACGTTTTCGTAGACTAGAGCTGAAGTCACGCCAGGCGTAGCGAGAAGTCTCGATCTGATCGCCTCAACCGTTCCGGCACCTGCGATCTGAAGCTCGTCAGCCATGCGAGTACGGTAAGCGTTGTCGGTTTCAACAAGTCTTCCAAGAACAGCGTCCTGAATATTGAGAACATTGGTCAGTCCTGAGACCGGAGTCACGATCACAGTCAGAGTGCCAGCGTTTGCGATCACTGGACCATCGGCTGTTGCAGTTACGGTGACGGAAGCTTGATCGATACCCGCTTGCGTGATCGCTGTCGCAATCGTCACCGCAGCTGGAACGGAATTCATCAGAGTATTCTGAAGAACAGTAAATTGAGGCTGAACCATGAATCCGCCAGTGCCAGCGCCGTTGAATGTAACGGTGAAGCCTGACGTGAAATTTCCGGTGACAGTACAGCCTTGGCAATAATTAAGAGACTGAATCGCCGATTGAAGCTGAGAAGCCGTGACGTTGTAGGCAAGCTCAACCGTTCCGCTTCCGTTGATTCCAAGCTCCCATTGACCGCTCGTAGGAACGGTAGAGAACATGATCGTCTGAATGCAGCTCTGGCCAGGTCCTAAAACGGTCGTATTATTGAGAGCGAAAATACTTGTCGGAGAATTCAAAACAGAAAATTGAGTCCCGGCAGGAGTGGAAGTTCCATTCGTTCCGAAAAGCTTCACATTATTGATAACAGAGGGAGACGCTTGAAGCCGTGGAATCCCTCGTAACGCGCCCACGTTATCAAGCGACGCGCCGAACGCTGTGTCGGGAGTCTGAGAGTTGTAAACGTCCTGCATGGCCTGCCACACGAGAGCAAGCCGCTCTGCCATGATGCCAGAAATTTGACCAAAGAAAGACTCTGGTTCGAGATTAATTCCAGCTCCGAATTCAGCTTGCAAAGCTTGGTTGATGTCAGTCTGGATGTCCGTCAACTGCGGCATCACGAAACCTTGCTCTGTAATTCCGAAACCAGTATTTCCACTCATGGGTACACAGTCCCTTCGATCGTAGCGTTCACCGGCAAGGTGATCTGGGCTTGAACTTCGACAGATTGTCCGTTACTTGTTTGAGCTACCATAGAAACCGAGAAAGTGCGATTTGTGTTCGAGTAGTTGAAAGAAACGTCAAGTATCTGGGTAACGCCAGAGACGCCAGCCGCCGCATTGATGATATCCGCCTGGACGATGTCGATGTTCGGATTTTTAATCAGGATTTGCTGTTTGAACGGAATCCCGAAAGTCGTATCAAGAAACCATTCTCCGAGCCAGAATTGAAGCGTTTGCTGCAAGTCTTGTGCGATGCCATCTGAACCTGTCGCGAGATAGAGATCGCCATTCACGATGTCCAAATCGTTGGTCTCTAGGTTCATTGCGAGATCGTTCATTGCACGCTCCCGGTTCCGATAATAGGCTCGCTCGCCGTCGTGACTGTAGTTCCGCCCGAGCCTGAACCCGAGGTCACTTCGCCAGGAATCGATGGAGCGCTCTCAAGGCCAGGTCCGCCAGTAGCAGGACTCCCGACGGGCAAAACGTCCATGTTTTCTTTGATGTCGTTATAGATCAAAGTCATGATGTTTTCCCAAATCGTTTCAAGCTCCGGAAGTGACTGAGGCGGCTGACCCGACATGCGAGCGCTATAGAGATAATCTGCAATCGCCTTTCCGATCGGTGTAGGATTCAGCGCCACGTTACTGTGCCTCTAACGTCTGGACTTTTTCCGCGATTTCCGCGTAAGTCTCAAACGAGTTTAATGGTTGAGGTCCGATCAACGTGTTGGTCGTGTCCTCACTCAAAGTTTGAAAGCCTTCTTGAACTAACTGTATCAGATCGTTTGTCCCATTTGAAATGTTGAATGTGCCGTCAGGGAATACGTTGATGAAAGATTCCCCATTCACGATCTCTATTGCGTCGCTTGTCTTCGGAGAAAAAGAGTCAGGCATTGCCGATCCGCCGATCAACGCGTAGGCATCTGTGATGTGATGCTTCCTGATGTCTTGAGGATTTGTTGCACCGCCCTGGCTTTTCCAGTTATCAAGAGACCTCTGAGAAAACACAAGCGTCACGTCATCGCCGGGTTGAAGAGGCATGTGGATGAAAGTCGCTCCCCCGCGTGCGCGAGGATGCTTCACTGGCACATTCGGAATCACCGGAGGCAAAACCGCAGAGCCATCAGTGAATGTTTGCATGATCTGAATTTGAACGTCCGCGTATTGAGTTTCTTTGTCATAAGCCACGATTTTGGCGGGCAAACAGACATTGAGATCAACCAAGACCGAATCTACGATCGCTCGAACGATGTCAGAAATACTCGGTTTGTAAGTGGATAGACTCTTCATGATGCCTGCATCTTGTGGATGAAGGCTTCACATTTTGAAAAAAACGGTCCCTCCCACGAATCGAAATCCTTGATTACACTTGCGATGATGTACTGACCCTTGATGAATTTGCTGATTACGCTTACCGTCTGACCCAGAGAAAGCTCGGGTCGAAGCAGCGAAGTGAAAGTGATATTGTTTTGCTGACTTGCAGCCAAGAGCGCAGTAGGGTCTTGAGGTCCGATCACGCCGGGAGGCTGAACCTCTGGAATCCCGATCATACCTGTCGATTCCGAAACTTCGACAATAGGCGATCCGTTGCTGCTTCCGACTGGGAAAATATTCACAAGTCCATCAACTACGTTGACGTAGAGGCTGAGCTTTTGGCAAATATCGAAAAGCTCAGTCAGCGGACTACGAACCAGCACAATTCCATTGTTGTAGCCTCCCTCGGGAATCCCGCTGATTTTTCCTTGTGCGATCCCTTGGTTTGCCAGCGACGCCAAAATTGCGTCGATTACCTGAGAATAGGTTGTAGCGCCCTTAAAACTCGTATTCATCGTGCCATTGATCAGAGCCGTTTGAGAGTCCCCGGCGATGATGTCCGTGATGTAATCCGGACCTTCTTTGTGAGTTCTTGCCCATAGAATATTTCCCGAGCCGATCTTGATGGGATTGCTTCCGTACCCTGCGAAGATTTCGATCTGGGTTCCTACTTTGGACTGAATAATCGATCGGGAATTTGGACCCAAGTTATAGATGGAAAGCGTGATCTGATTCGTATTGAAAGCGACGGTCGGCATGACCTGAGTGATTTTTCCTCGGATGCGAAATCCAGGCGTTCCGTCGTCTTGAACAGAATAAAATTCGGTGTAACCGCTGTTGTAGCTGATCTGAGGAACAGGAAGACCAAAGACGTTGTCCTCGGTAAAAACGGTCGCGTAGACCCTGACTTTCACATTCCTGCCAAAAAGTTGACCGCCGCTCATGTCGAATTCGCCTCAAGATAATAAAGCCTGACGCGACTCCCGAGATCAAATTGTCCAGGGTCTTCATTGTTTCCGCTCGTATCAAACGCAAAGATCGTACCAGGAAGTTCGACCAAATCGATGAATCGATCGACCAAAGGCCAGTTCACAGTGATGGGGACAGGAGCAACGAGCATATTTCTGTTTTGATCGGCGAGAGTCAAAAACCATTTCCCCTCACCGTCATTGATTCTGGGATTGAAATAAAGAGCGATGATGTACTGAGTTCCATCGAGAACGATCGCTTCCTCGTAAGAAGGCAGGCCAGTATTGTCTGTTGGGATTTCTTGCAGTGCCATTAGAAGAACCCCGGAGATTTAGAAGCGACTCCCGGAACCAAAGAGAACGGGGAATCTTTCACGGCGCTTTGAACCTGAGCGCTTGCGAGTTGAGTTGACTGACTTCCTAGATTCGTCGATGAGACGGCTCCGCTGATCACGTCTTCTGAAGTCTGATTTTTTAAAACTTTCTGAGTGCTCACTATCGTCAATTGTTTGATGTCCATCTCGAAATCAAGAGCGTATCCAGTATCTTCCGTGCGAGGAAATCTAAGCTTTTTGATCACGACGTTATTAAATGTCTTCCTTTTTGTGATCAAAGTGAAAGGCGTCTTGTCCTGAAAAGCGTAGAAAAGAATCGTTCTGGAAATCGCATCCACTGATCCAGCAAGAGCGTTTGCTCCAATATTCCCAGCATTTCCTTGGAGTGCAGCTCCGACAATCCCAACTCCTTGAGAAAGAGCTGAATTGAGAAGATTTGATCTTGCCTGAGAGCTTGAGATCGCAGCGAGTCCACCGGCTGCGATATTTGCGATTGCGACTGAAAGATCAAGAGGAGTATTCGAGATCGTGCCCTTCAACCTGATCGTCGGGTTCAAAATCTGAATGTGATCGCTGACCTCAGGACCAGTTTCAACAGGATGTTCAGTTACATCGGCGTCGTAATCAACGCTTTCATCTTTCACGATGTCGAGAACGGCAAGAGGCTGAGGTATCCCTGTTGCGGTAGTCGTTTGCATGAGGATCGTTCGTCCTAAGACTTGACCGATGCCGCTTAGAATTGAACCAGGTGAGATCGCCATTATTGTGTTTTGATCCTTTGGGCGTTCGCCAGTGCAAATCGATTATTTTGTTCATTTACGTCTGACATTCCTTTGGCGACGGCAGGCGTCACATCCGCAGCCTTCGCGCCTGGCGGAAGCATGACAGTCACATTGTTTGTGTGGTTATTTTCTTGCTGAATCGTAGGACCGGCTGCGCCCGATGTCGCCGCAGCGCCCGCAGGTGCAACCTGTCCGTAGGGAACAGCGCCAGCAAAGTTTAGACCCTTGAGCTTATCGCCCGCCCATCCGACACCTTGTTTGACTTTTTCCCAGCCTTTTCCGGTCCAGGTGTCTTTGAAGCTTCCACCGCTTAGAATCGTCATGATGTCGTGGATGGCTACTCCCGCCACTGCTATGGCAGCCATAACAGGAAGCAGCGGAGCCAACGCTGCAAGAGCACCTTCACCGAAAAGAGTGAGAGCAGGCAATATGTCAGCGACACCTTCGATCAGACTGAAAGCCTTGAATGCCTGGCCTATTCCTCCGAGTACGTTTCCGAGTTGAAGGAGCGGTCCTAAAACCTTAAAAATCGAAATTCCCATCTCCACGAAAGAGGCAGTTACACTGAATGCTTTGAACGCGATGAACGCGGCTAGCAAGAGTTTTACGGCGTTCTGAGTTCCGCCGAGCATATCGATCACTGGTCCGAGGGCTTTTGCAATCGCTACAGCGCTATCGAATACGGCTTCAAGAGCATTTGCCAGGGCGTCCAAAAATCCGTTGATTCCGGACGCGATCATTTTTTTGTTGGCATTGAACCATTTAGTGAATTCACCGACGAGCTTCATCACGTGCGGCATTACTTTTGATCCGATTTCAAGCCCAAATTTTCTGAAGATGAAATAGATTTTTGTGAGCTGTTGGTCCATGAGCTTGCCCTGAGCAAGCATCTTTTGGTTGATGACTGAATTTCTATCGGCTTCTTTATTGAGAGCCTTGATCGCGTCTGGACCTTGACGCCAAAGATTATAGAGTTTGTCGCTTCCGAACGCGAGTTCAGTCATTCTGCGAGCCGCCATCGGATTCGATA